ATACAACCCCTGCTGCTTCAACCCAACAATCAAATCATTCAGCCTAGGGAAACAAGTTGGCAAAGTTTTCTTAGGATTCCTAATGTCCCGAAGCATCATCTGCAAATCAAAGCGCAAATCAGGCAGTTCAAAAGCTTCAACAAACTTCAGTTTGTCAAGCCTTGCCTTGACCTGTTCAATACGAGCCGAAACATCCCCATCAGCCTGCATCTCCAAAGCAAGCAACCGCAACTGGCGGTCAACACTCTCTTCAACAACACGAGAAACATAATAAGAAACATGCGAAGGAGCAACACCAAAATCAAGGCTAGTAGCAACACGCCTGCGAGCTTCAGGATTCAGTTTCGCGCAAACAGAAAAAACATCAATAACCTTGCCCGATGCTTCTAAGTCTCTAATGACTGAATACGCTTCAGCAAACCAAGGAGCATCAAAATCAGAAGCATCAAGATTCACATGATCTAAAACAGCCCCATGCGAGTTGAGTATTGTCCCTATAACAAGCTCTTCAAAATCAATGTTCAATTAGTTTCCCCCTTAGCGCTCGGAAAGCATGCCAAGACTTGTCCAAGCAGTTTCTCATCGGTATGAGCATTATCAATCCACCACCGACCATCCCTAGAGTTCTCAAAAAACTCAAGAAACTCCCTACGCTCAACAAACGACAAGTCAGGCCTACGCTTGCTAATCTCAACCCAAAAAGGAGAACCTGGAACAGAACTAAAAACCAACTTTGGCTTCTTATCTAATTTATTTAATCCTTTATTTAATAGGGGGTCAATTTGGTCACTAGTTGACAGGTCATTTTGGTCATTTACAGCGGTCATTTTGGTATCTAACAAAGCGGTCAAATCAGCCTGTTTAGACTCAAGAAAAGGAATGAAATAAACATTACTTTTACCTGACCTATTACTTCCCCGAATCCAAACAAGCTCACCCAAAACCTGCAACCTTTGCAACGATCTGCGCACACCGCGAGCATCAGGAATACCGGTCAACTCGGCAATCTTCTCCTGACTAGGCCAAGAACCCCTGCCAGGGTTATAAGTTTTGGCAATAGTGAGAAGAACGAACTTATCTATCCTTGAAGCCTTAGAGAACTTGTAAACCTGATCCATCTCTTTGTAACCCATTTAGTTTGTCCTAACTTCTTGAAGCCTGTTGGCGTAACGCTTGTGAATACCTGAGCCGATAATGTGATTCAAGTTCACACAATCCTTATGACCACAAACCCGTTCACCAGGTCTATACAGCCCGCCAGTGTCATCTAAAGGCCGCCAAAGTTCATCAAGCTCGCCCTTGTGTGGATAACAGAAAATCTTGCCTAAAACAGGGTGAATGTAAGTGATACAGCGGGTTTCAACGCGCACACAATCAGCGCATAACTGCCAGTTCTCATCCCCGCGAGACTTACGCTTCTCAATAGTTGTTGCAGGGATACCTTGCCCGCACTGATCGCAAGCATAATCGGTGGCTCTGAGTTCTTGTTCATCAACAGTTTTCTTGCGTGGCATAGAAAGTATCTAAGCACAAAAACTGCGGAAACACCTAATTTTGAATAAAAGTCATCAAAAAGTTTAGGCGTATAGTTTGGTCATTTAGCCTGGCAAGCGTTTTAGCCCGCAAAATAGGGTCATCAACGAGAACAACAACAAGTTCCCCTAACTCGGCAATATGAGCAGAGAGAATCCTAACTGTTTGCAGTAACTCCAGTGATTCCATCGGCCTTCCCTTTAATTGCTTCCAGAATAGCAGTCGAAGCTTTACCCTGTTTTGCTTCCAAATAAAGAGATCTTAAACCTTCAATGTCGTTGATGTTATCTAATGCTGCCTGCCAGTTTCGTGCAGGGGTAACATCACGCTTGACCTTGCTCATTTCTTCGCGTGTAGCCCTTTTATCGCCTGAATAGCCTGCATTAGCCAAGGCTCTACCAATAGCCGAAGTCTCAGCGTTTTCAAGAGCAGAAGTTTTATTGGCCATTCCTGCACCATCAATTTCAAAAGCCAAACCGGTAGCCTTAGCCAAGTTCTTCTCCTGATCTTCAGCAGAGAAATAAACATAAGCTTGAACAACCCAAGTCGAAATCTGTCGGTCTTGTGAAGTTGTTATGTTGCGGGTGATTAGTCTGCCATCAGGTCTGTCCTTATAGAACCTAGCAATTCTTTCGGCAACTGTTTCGTATTCAGCTAAGTTAAATTGAGCCATCTATTTTTTCGCTTTCTTGAATGTTAGGAATGGAAGCCCTGCACCGCGTTGAGACAAAGTAACAACAACTTCCCCATCAATTGTCCCATTTTTTGCCCCATTTAAGGCAGCAATAGTGCGAGACTTTAGCTCAGTGAAGTGAGTTTCAATCTTCTCTAAATCTGCTTGGGCGTTTAGCAGTTCAATGCCTAGAGTGCCTAGTTCTTCATCAAGGGTTTCGATGGCAGGGGAAAGCGAGCGAATAGTCTCATAAGTCGAGTCAGATCCATCCCAGTCAGGTTGCTCATCAGAGAAGATACGAGTGCGGAAATCAAGGACTCGGTGATAGATAGCCTGAAACTCAAACTCATCCCAAAGAACTTCATACTCCTTGTATCTGCCTGCATTGACTACCGCGAAAACTGAGCGCTTGATGTCAAAAATCCACATATACCAAAGCACTTGAGCGCGATAATGCTCAGGAACACTATCCCAATAAGTAGCAGTATGTTTTATTTCAAGAATGTAAGGCAGTCCAAGCTCATCGAAGCAGAGAGCATCAGGGTTAGCATGCGCCCAAGTCTGCTCTTTATGCGCATAAGTTCCAACTTCATAAACTTCATGCTCAGGATGTTGCTCCTGATAGAGCGTGCGAATTGCTGGCTCGACAAGCTGACCCAAGCGCATCGCAGTATTAGGTTCAAAACTTGAAGACAATCTGCCGGTCTTTTGCGCCCATAAAGTGATTGCCGAAGTGAAAGGGGACAAGCCAAGGATTGCGCCTATCTCACTGCCTGAAATAACGCCTTGCTCATCTCTAAGCGCATGCCATTCAGGGCTGTTGTTTTCAAAATTACCGAGAAACTTTGCTTGTATCTCATAACTGTTTTTATTGATTGTTTGCATGTCTATACTCTAAACATGACCGCTGACAACTTTAGATTAGATCAGGCCACTATCGAACTGCATGAAGCAATTATGGACAACGGGGGTGTTGAATGTGAGCAAGTGCCTGATGTTTTCTTTCCTGAAGAATGGGCTGCAAGGGGGGCTAGTCAATCAACGAACATGTATAACCTGGCAATAGACACTGCTCGTCAAATCTGTATGCGTTGCCCAGTAATGGATAAGTGCCTTCGAGTTGGCATGGCTGAAGATTATGGTATTTGGGGCGGAACAACACCTAAACAGCGCAGGCAACTAAAGAAAGAGCAAGAACTCTAAAAACGCCCTAAAACGCCCGTAGCGGGCTTTTATTCAGGTTTGTGAGTAGAGATACCAAACCCATCATCTTTAGGGTTCAAAGCCCTAATAATGACCGGAATGAATGAAATCCAGACTGCATTAGCCACAATAAGCCAATCTTGAGCAGTGAAAAGAACAGGTAACTTCCCAACAGCAAAAATAGCGGTTAGAGAAGTAGCCAAAAGACTTCTAAGATAGCTTGCAAGAATCGGGTTCATTATTTTCCTTTATTTTCGAGAATGTGTTTCAGTGGATCAATCAAATCTTCATAAGCGCACAAGTGAATATTAGGGTTTGACCAATCTTTATTAGCCTTACCAATGCTCAAGTGTAAGTGCGCACCTGTTGACAAAACCCCTGTATTTCCAATCTTACCTAAAACAGTTTTACCGCCAACAACCTTATCGCCCTTCACTAGCAAAGACTTCTCAGCCAAGTGAGCGTAAAGCACCCAGTAACCATCTTTAGTTGAGTGAATAACTATCCAACCTAAACCATCAGTCCAGGTAGAAACAAAAACAGTCCCATCAGTAATCGCCTTGACTTTAGATCTAAGTTTAGGACTCCAATCTTGCCCGCGATGTGGCCTGCCATTACGATAATGAGCTAGATTGCCAAACTCATCGCCACGAGTTTTAGGCGAAAACGGCTCAAAATAGATTGTCATAAGACGATTCTAAATTAGGGGATGTTACAGCCCGAAAGCACCTTTTAGCATTACAACAGCAACGCTAGTAACAACAGCAGTAATGAGAGCAGGTATCCAGGCACTCCGGTTGATCTGCTTCTCTAGTTCTCTAATTCTTGTTTCGTGATCGCGTGAAGCATCAAGTATTTGAATTGAGTTTGCTTTTAGAATCTCGATGTCGCGCACAATCTGCAACAACAAAGTTTGATTAGTAGGTTTAGGTTGCTCACTCAATTGGAGTCATTTCCTGACCACACAAACCACAAACAAGCATCCCTTCAGCAGGCGGAGTATGCTCATCACCCTTGATAGGGCAACCTTCAGTTTTACAGCTAAACATCTTTATCCTTATCCCGCAGCAGTTCCAGTAGCCATCATAATTGCGATCCCATACAAAGTCTGGGTAGCAGCCTGAGAGACAGCACCCTGATTGACCAGGGCAATAGTTGCAGTGCCAGTAGTAACAGCGTTAACAACAGGAGTGAACATCGCACCGGTAGAAGTCAAACCGCAAATAATTGGGGTAGTCCCGAATCGGGATGCAGGCAAAACAACAGACACAAGCGCTGAAGAACCAGCAGCAACAGCAGTAGCAGGGCCAGTCGCAGAGAAAACAGCCATCGCACTAGGTAGCGGTTGCCACTGAGTGCCGTCATAATGCTCAATTCTGTCTTCATCAGTCAAATAAGAAACTTGACCTGTAACAGCGGTAGCAATAGCAGTAGCTCTAACAGCGGTTGAACCAAAAGTTCCAACAACCTGCTGACTAACATAAGTGTTCAAATCGGCAGCAGTAAGAACATCACCGATAGCCCAAGTTTTCAATGGCATTTTTTATTCTCCTAAGTGTCTAGTTTATCGGGATGTTAAACAACCTTTTGGGTATCTAAAATCCCCATATAGGTTGAGTTTAGAAGCATACCTGCACCGAAGGGAGCTAACCCTAAAGAAACCTTATGAGATTCAGGGTCAAACTGTTGCCTAATGCTAATGATTGTGTATTTCTTATCAATGTTTGAACCTGAGCTTGAAGGCCTGAAAATAACTCTCGCAGGGTCATAAAGGTCAATTGCTTGAACTCTAGCCTGAGCAGTTCCCGCCATCGCTTCTAACTGCAAATCTAGGCTAGTCAAAACATAATCAGGGCTTCCAAACTGCCCGTAAATCTCTTTAGCCATCGCACTAGATCTAGCAGGGCTAATACCTAGATTATCTGTTTGCCCAAAAGTTCTAACCCCATAAAGCGCTTGACTGGCGGTGCTTTGAGTTGTAACAGTTCCACCAGAAGCTCGCACAACATTCACCTGATTATAGAACTGATCTGAAGCGTATTGAACTTGCAAATCAGATATAGGTAATGCAGTAGCAACAACAGCAGTTCCAAAATTATCAGCAAAGTCCACGATGGCAGTCGCAGCAGCAGTTCCAGATTTTACCGATACTGCGTAAACACTATCGGAAAAACGCTCAGTCCCAACCCATCCAGTGTAAGGGCGTTGCTGATCATTCAAATAAGTTGATGTTGTTTCCTGATAACGCTCACCATCAAAATAGAAACTAGAAGCCGAAGAAGTTGGGGAAATAATCAAATCTTTTATTTGGAAAGTTCCATTTATATCTTGAATCAAAAACTCAAAATAGTTGCAGAAAGAAGTAGTTGTTACATTCTCAATAACGATACGCTTCCAGTTGTTGTTAGTAAAAGTATTCGCATAAGTGACAGTTGCTCTATCAAGGAAACCACCTGTTGCAGGGTTCTTGTAACGCAACTTTATTTGAGCAGAAACATCAACAGCGTTAGTCCAAAACGCGACACTATAAGCAGTGTTAGCCTTGTATTTAGTTTTATCCATTTCCTGATATTGCAAACCTTGCTCACTACCAAACAAAACGGACTCTAAAACATACTCACCTGGAAACTGTGAATTGGTTGTTACAACAGGTGTGCCTTCAGTTGAATAAATCCAGTTAGTCAAATCAGTTGCAGTGCCATTGTAAAAACCTGCGGTTATGTGATAGTTATAGCTCAATGATGCGGATGGATTCCAAGTCGTATAGATATAACTTCGGTCAGCCCATTTAGCGTTGCCATCTTTAGTCCCCCAAAAGTTTGCCGGCTCAGTTCTAGCAACATTCTGCAAATAACTAAGAACAGTCTGATCTTGACTGAGCGTGTCTCCAACTAAAGGCGTTTTACCTGCACTGCCAGCCATGTCAACAGTTATTGCGGTTGAACCCCAGATAGCGGTTGCTGATGCAATTCTAGGTGTAGGTAGTTGCCCAGCAGTATTAGCAGCAGTAATCAAAGTGGGGTTAAAGTTAGCTTTAGCAAGGACACCCAAACCATCATCAGCTGTCAGGGTTGCGCGGGCATCAAGCCCCTTCTCATCATTAGTAAAATCCCAGTTTTGCACCCAACCAGTAAAGATAACAACACCTCCAGAAGAAATCTGAACTTTAGCGTTAGGTTGCACAAGCGTATAACCCCCATAAGGGTTAAAAAGAACAGAGCTTGTATTGAACGTGTCAAAAGTTCTATCGTTATTGATAAAACTAACTGTTGCCTGCCAAACTTGAGTGTCATCCAAAATACGGGGGCTACCACGATCTATTACTACATTCGTTGCATAAGAAGTAACATCAATGTAACCGCTAGAACTGAAACTGAGATAAACAAGGTATGTAGGAACAGGCATTATCTACCCTTACTGCTAAACCCAGTTGCAAACTGCCAAGGCAACCCGCCATTAGTTTTCTGGTATTTCACAACAGCATCAACAACCGCTTTAGGATCAGCAGACTGAACATTTATGTTGATTGTCGTTGAAGGCGGTTTAAGGCCTGCTTCTTTATAGAACCCAAACAAGTCCGCAGTGTTTCCTGTATTTGGGATACTCATTGTTTGACCACCTGAACCTGAGAAAACTGATGTTGCAGTTGTAGCCTGCAAACCCTTCTTCTTTAGCTCTGCCTTAACTGAAGCATCAGCCATACCAACAGCGACAGCAGCAGCAAACTGAGTCGCAGCAACAGCAGCAATACTCAAAATCGCTACCGAAGCAACACCTGCACCAGCAGCAGGAATAGCGCTTGTGGCACTTTTAGCTTGAATCAAACCAACAGCCTGAGCAAGGTTAGAGATTGCCTTACCCGCACTGGCAAGCATCAAGATACCTTTTAGAGCAAGCAAAGCAGGGAGAGCCTGAATCAAAGAGCTTGCAACATTGCTAAAGCCCTTCATCGCATCACCATCACCGAACAGCGCAAAGAAATCCTGGACACCTTGAAAAGTTTTTTGAACAGCATCCTTAATATTCAAAAACATTTTTCCTGCTTCAGTTTTAGGATCTGAAACATCTTCTACAAATTGTTGAACAACAGGAATAACATTATCGTTCAGGTATTTCACGAAATCTGTAAACATTGGTAGCAAAGCAGTTCCCAAGGTAGTTTTAGCATCTTCAAAAGAAGCAGTTAAAATTCTTTGCTGATTAGCAAGCCCGCCAGAAGTACGCTCAAAATCTCCCTGTTGAGTAACAGTTTGTTCCATGATTACAGCTCTACGAGCAAGAATCTTCTCTTGTTCAGTCATCGTATAAGTAAAGCCTTTAGCAGTTTTGGTCATAGTTCCCAAACCTAAAGCCATACCTTTATCTTTAACTATTTTGTCTGTCAACAAAACACCGTATCTGCGCAAAGGTTCAGATTCACCGCGAAGAGCAGAACCTAAAGCATTAACA